GGTGTTGATCGAACTGATGTTTGGCATTTGCGAAATATCAATCGCCATTTGTTTGACATCCACCGAATCGCCATAAGAATGCAGTAACTCTTCGAGTCGATTTTGAGACACGACAGGTTGGCCGCGTTTCATTTGTTCAGACAAAGTGCTTGGCACATGTGGATTTGACCCAATTGCACCAATGTCACCTCGCATCATTCTAAGCGCACGACCCGCTTCTGCTTTGACTCCAACCCACTGCGCCATTGCCATTCGATGAGCATCAATTTGCGATAAAAACTCTATGATCTGCCGTTGCGTTTGATCGCCTGTCTGGTAAGCAAGAGCCAACTCGTCAGCTTGTCTGCGAGTTTCACGGGTGATTGCTTCAGTGACCGCACGAGCGGCTAAAACTTGTGAATCGTTATAGGCTTCCCCAAATTCACGAGTCATAAATTTTTTGACAAATTTGGGATCGATTGCCAGCGACTTCGCTAACGCGATCACCTGATTATCACTTCGAACACCACCTTGCGACTGTTTCAGTTCAGCAGCATATTTTTCCGCCAGAATGTTGATTGCATCCTTGACCGATTCGGAGGTGTGCCATGTGTCACGATTAATTTTGTATCTGGCAGTTGTGTCATATTTGGCTAAGTCGCTGGTGTGAATTTCATCAATCAGGTTTTTTGCTCTTTCATTCGCCTCTTCCACGGGCATATCGTGGACGCTTGAATAATGAGGTTTTTTTGTGTCGTCTAAATCCTCTTTTATCTTTGTTTTAATTTCTGTTATAGATGCACCTGATTTGACATAAGGCGTTGGAAACGGATTTGCAACAATGTTTTTCCATATCCCTCCAACATTAAGGCCAGCCAGCAAAACCTCTTCCCCGATAAATACAGGTTTCTCTTCACTCTCGCCAGTCACCAACTCCTGTTGATCATCAGCAATTAATTCAGGTTCGTTCTGTAGATCAGCGTCAAGAGGCAGCTCATCAATCTGTTCAAAAGAAGCACGAGTCACTTTTCAATTGCCTCTTTCACAATTTCAGGATCGATTCCGAGTTTTTTCATTTTTTGTTTAAAATTTTCATTGCTTGAAATTTCCAACCATTTTTTCCAACCTTTCGATTTTCCAACAGTTGATGCGTCAAACGCTGTCGGATTCCCCTCGATGCCATAACGTTTCCACAACTGAACCGTTTCTTCGGGAAAGTTACCTGTTGCCAACGCCGCGAAATAGCCATCGGCCCCCATGTTCCATGCACCAATCAAATTTTGCGTGTTCACTGGAATATCTAACTCTTTAAGATAAGAGCTCAAAACTTTTAAATACACTGTTCCAGCAAGTTCCAAAATCTCTGGATTGGCTACTGCTTCATCAATGCTCACGCCTTCCAACTGTTCTGGAAAAATCACGCCCTCGTTTTGTGCTTCAACTTTTAAATTGTCATATGTCGAAGGCATCATCTGAATGTGTCCTACTGCTCCGTCCTCAGAAACGGCGGTGGGATCATTGTTGGTTTCGGCCATCGCCAACAAATTCAAATCAACTGGAATGTCCTCATCATTCTGTGTCAGATTTGAATTGGTTGTACTCCCGTTCAATGCGTCTTCCAAATTGCTCAAGAGAACCGGGTTCTGGAGTAAAATCTCCTCCACTGATTTCCTTTTTGATGCCCGATTCAATATCTGCCGCTCCGAAACTTCCTTGAGGTGCAGCATCAAGTCTTGATCCATATTCCGTATCTCCAAGAATTTGTCGAAATTCGTCTTGTCTGATTAAAGTTGCAAAATCATCTGTTGCTAAAATCACTTCGTCCGTCATGTCTCCACTTCGGATAATTTCATCAAAAGGCCGAGTGTCTCCGTCCCTACGTTTGTTGACCAAAGCGTTGATGTATGACCACACAGTTTCCTGCACTTCGGCGGTTTGCCATTTGATCCCGGTTTTGTTTGCCAAAATCTCAGCCGCTTGTCTGGTCACAATGTTCATGGACTGGTACAAAGCATTTTTTCCGGGGTCGTTAGGATTTGTTTTGGATTTGCTCACTCCGACTTTATTTGGATCGACACCGAAAAAACGTGCCATCCATGAATCGTGAGTTCCTTCCGAGAGGTCTCCCCACAAATTCCGCATGAACGAGTCCACCTTACCGCCTGATAAAATAATCTTGTCCATCGATTCAGTCAGGCTGAGTACACCGTTTTTTGCCCAACCGGGGAGAACAGATCCTTCACCTTTTTCACCCCGGACCGATTGACCGAAAATTTTTCGAATTGCCTTTTCGTCAACGGGCCGTCCTGCTGCGTCCCAATTCATCCAGATGTTCAACGCAGCTCTTAGATTCTCAGCGACAGGTTGTTGTGGTGAAAAAGAAGAAAGCAAAGCTGCAAACCGGGGAAAATCAGAACCAAAAATTTCCGCGAATAATTTACCGCTCTCACGATACCAGCCCAATTTTGCTTTTCCCGCCAACGCAACATTTGCCATCTCTTGGGCCATTGCTTGTTTATCCCAAAAACGCACCCGTTCTAAAATGGCGTTAAACCGTTTCCCCATTCGCTTACGATCCAGCATGGCAATTTCTGCATCATTTAGAAAAGGGATAAGTTCGGCGGCTTGACTGTAACGATCTTGTAAACTTTCAAAACCTGCCCCGGTTACAAAATCTTTTGCAGCTACGGCAACATTCTTGATCAACGGCGTTGGATCAACACCCATGTTGAGTTGAATTGACCCAGCATCTGAAAAATCTAAGTCATTGAGTGTTTTCTTGACCGCACGAAACGCCACAGTGGGTGCGGCAATCATCGCAGCCCCAAGTAGAGCTCCTGTTCCAGCCACACGGGCATTGCGTTTCCAATCAAAATCTTGATGCGGTCGTTTTGTCGATGCAGAAACATCTTGATTGTAATTTTGTAACATAGCGTCATGTGCGCTGCTGTATGCAGCGGTATCCATCCCGGCTGCAACTGCCATGTTGCGAGAGAAAATATTTTTTGTTCTCGCATGTAACCAATATCTGAATCCCGCTTTGGCCGCTTCCACCCCACCAAATTTACCGACAATGTAAGGAATTCCAGTTACACTGGCCGCATTGATTGGATCTTGTGAAAGGGCGCGAAGTGCTCGACCAAAACCAGCCCATGACGGGTCTTTCTGGTGATACGCTTCAAACAGATATGAAAACGCAACTTGTTGGTGTGGGTCCCAATTTTCAATATCGGTGGCAATTGCCACGAGCCCTTTGGAATTCTCTTCACTCCAAGGCATGTCAGCATTGAATAAACCGTAATGAGCATTCGATGCCGCATTGATTCCCCATCGAGCAGCATCCTCATCAGTTCCCACATACGGAGTTTCGTGCATATTCTCCCAATGCACCTTGCTTGCAAGTATCCAGTTTTCATTTTTGAGCAAATCTTCTTCAAGGATTTTGTCTTCTTCCTGCTTCAAAAGCGCAAGTGAATGCATCCATGCGTTCTCTTGATCCATTTCCCTCGCTGTCGAATTCAGCGAGGACGTTTCTGCGGCACGTTCTTCGGGGGTCATTTGTAACGTCCTTCAAGAAACAATTTGATCACAGCATCGTATGATGATTGACCCGGATCATCGTCAGATCCCAGTGCTCTCATATCCAACAATGCTGCAAGAACTTCTTCATCGGAATATTTTGATTCTTGCAAAAGCTCGATCAGTTTAACCATAGGCAAAGTTATTAGTCCTTGATCGATTAAGGCAGGGTCATCCCATGCACTGACATCGGTTATTTCAACAATATTGTTTATCAGGGATTGTCTGTCTTCAGAGGTAGTATCTGGTGCTGGTGCTGGATCTGGTATCGACTCTGGTTCTGGATCTGGTATAGGCACTGGGTTTGCATCTGCCTGTGACTCTACTGGTTCTGGATCTGGTATCGACTCTACTTGCACATCCTTGTTTTCCTCTTTCTCTAAATCTTTAAGTTTAAGAGAGGCTATACCCGAATAGACACCATCGGGAAACTCGTCAAGATACTGCTGGTAGAGGTCTGGGTCATTGCTGTCTTTTGGAATGCTTTGCCACATTTCCAGATCCAATTCGCGTGTATCAATTTGATCTGGCATATCTAACTCATCATCATCTGGACCGCCCCCCCAATTAGGAATAATAGTCTTGAAAAATTCTGCTGCTTTCTCAAACGTATTCAACTCTTCTGATTCCAACTCCTGCTGCGGGATTAATAATCCAATGTCTCGCAGAGTATTGATGTGAAGAATTCTATTTTCGGTAGTTATGTTTTCACCCGTTAAAATTTGCTCAAGAGTTAAACCAGTGTCCTTTTTCCACTGTGCTACTTGTTCTTTTTGATCTAGAGTAAGTGTTTCCGTTAACTGTTGGACCTGTATGAAAATTTCTGCATCAACGTTAGGTGTCGTATCGGCGGACGAGTCTTGAGCTACGTATGGATTTGGTTGATCGTTCACATCCTTACTGTTTTTACCTGCGACCCAATCTTCAAAATCACCGAGGTACTTGTTGTCTATGATGTCATTGATTAAGTCATACGCTGCTCTTACCTTCGTTGGACCTCCCTCTGTGGGTTTCCAATCAAGCATTTGTTTATCGACGTATCTGAGAATCTTTAAGTATTCCTTGTCCGCTGCTACGCTAACTTTGCTGTTACTCCACTTATCAGTGTCGGGGCGATCCACTTTGAAAAATAATTTTAGGTAATCCTTCGCATCCGCGGCTTCGGAACCTTCTGGATTAGAAGGGTTGTCCCAACGATTGACATTTATGCCCCATGCTCGTCTTCGGTCAGCATAAAGTGTTTTGTCGGCATTGGTTAAATCGGCCATGTCATAAATCTGGTCAATGGTGTAGCCACCAATGTTCGCCTGTAACAGCTTTATCTTTTCTGGATTAGATTGAATTACCCCGTTTTTCGCAGTGCGTAAATTACTTAACAGTGATGTGAGCTGACTGCCAGTAATCAACCCTTTTTGTGCCATTTCAGCTAATCTAGTTTTTTCCCACTCATCAGTGTTTAGAAAAATTGATGCTGCTGTGTCACTGGCTGTTTTCCCTTGCTCTTTTACTAATCCATCTTCAATATCTTTGCGATGTTTAGCGATTGAATTGTGTAACGCAATTTTCTGATTGGAAGTGAGAATCTCAAACATCTCTGGGTTACCATAGCTTGAACCCTCCACCCATTTGCCTTCGTCATCGTGGTAACCTCTTATGAGGTAACCGCCTCCTTCGGAATTCAATTCTTCTTCTATTTGTTTTAATTTCTTTGTTTTTTCAACCGAACTGTCACCCATCGTTGCGTTAATAATTCGACCTGCATAATGCTGAGTAGCGAGTTCTGTTTTCCGTTTTTCAATCGCTTCATAAAGTGCTTCTGCACCCAAAATAAAAATTGCAGTTTCATCTGTTTTTAGTGCTTCTAATTTATATAATTGCCACTCGTTTCCAATCTGGTCCAGCATAGTAATTGTTTGAAACTCAACCTGTTGTTTATGGTTGAGTGTGACCGCTGAGTTGTACGTGGATTCGTATTCGGCTATCGTGTTGGACAAAAACTGATTGCGAGTCGCTCGATTGGTAATCGTTTTTGAAATCCTGTTACGCTCATTCTTTAAATAGGTCTCGAATGCTTTTAAGGAAGTTAGATAAGCTGGTACTTTGGTTGTCTCACCTTCTTCAGTCTCGATATTTTTATACAGCGGCTGAGATTTGATATTGGTCAATGCTCTATTTGATGAATTTCGAAACTTAAACATTGCATCGGTGTATTGCTGCTTGGCTTCAATTGAAGTTAAGGTATTGCCAATGTCGGTCACACCTTTTGCTAATGCATTTGTTGCAAGACCCCAACTGCCCGCAGCACTGGCAATCATTGTGGTATTCAGTTGTGCTGATTTTTCATTGGCAAGGTAGGCATTGACATTGCGTAACTGCGGTTGAATTAATGGGGGATTTCTACGCAATACTGGTTGCGAATAAGCCTGAGACATCGAAGTGCTTGTTGAATATTGAAACCTTGGGATTCTCATGAGTTAGCTACCCACGTATTGATACCGCCCGTAATTCCACTAATGAGACTAGCCATACCTTGATTCTTTGCAGTCAGCGCATACGCCTGTGTATTACGCCGCATTGCATCGGCTTGGCGTTGTAAATCGTTCACATACATTGTTGATCTTGACAATCCTTCCTCCCTGATCACTGATGACTGAATAGCCGCTTGAGCTAACATAGTCTGGGCCGCTGTTTGTCCTTCCATCATGGTCAGTTGAGCACGTTGAGTACCTTGCCGTGCTTTCATTTCTGAAACTGCTCTCGCTCGATTGATCATAAAAACACGTTCACTTCGCGCCCGATCAGCAGTGTCAACCAAAACCTCAAGAGGTGTGCCAGTACCAACTCGAACATTACTCGCTCCGTATTCGGCGCGAACCGCACCTTGCAATTGTTGCTCTTGCCAAATATGCCGATTGATCAGCTCGATGTTGTCCATTTGATCAAGAGACAAATTCATCATCGTGCTTTCAACATGCGCCATGGAGTTATGAAACGCAGTGTTGATGACTGACTTTGAATTTAAGTCTGCAACTTTTGTGACAGCATCGGCATTCAATCCTGAGATGCGGACCATTTCAGATGAATTCTTTTTACCAAGTTCTAATAAACTTTCAGCATTCAGATTTCCAATCTCAATTGCTTTGTTAGCTTCATCTGATTTTGCTTTAGCACCAAATATTCCACCTAAAACTTGTGCTCCGACAGAAATCATATAAGGATCAATTGCCATTATTAACCCCCGTGAACGGAAATAATTCCGAAGAGAGAAAGTATATGTGTCGGTCCCGGCAAATCCTGAGTGACAGTTATTGTTGCTTCCAAGTCGTAACCAACGTTTTGCACTTTGACATCCCCTGTGGTTTTGGGTTCAGGCGTTCCCATTCCTGTGGACGGTGAACGAACTGGAGGCATAATGCCGTTAATTTTTGGATAAAAACTCGACAACAACCGCACATAAATTTCATTAAAACGCTTTAATCGACCTTGAGCTGTTCCTGCTGGGTTTCCATTTTCAATGGGAAGTGTTTTTATCGTGGAAGTGAATTTGAGCCCAATATCTGCTTTCGATAATGCAGGGGCTACGGTCACTGCACCACTCGCCACGGTTTTATCACCGTAAACAGAATCATCGCCTAAAATTGAAATCGTCTTAGCTTCTAAATGAGTTAGACCTGTGATGTTCGTGATTGCCGAACCGCTGTATGTCAACGCGGAATCAACAAACAAATCTGGATCGATATATTCCACATATCTTTTTGTTGCACCGTTGATGGTCCGCTTCGCAATAACCCAGACTTGATCAATATTCGACTGAGGGATCACTGCAACAGATTCAAACGTGCCGTCCGTTGTGTGACGATGCCATCCAATAATCTTTCGACCTTTGTCATAGGTCATGCCAGCTAGTTCGCCTGTATTAGTCACAATCCACAAAATGGAATCAGGAACCATCTGATACGCCATCTCTTTAATACCAAGATTGCCAATGTGTTCAGCCAGAAACGTCAAATCCTCCGACTCATAAATGTCGGTAGAAAATGCATATTCATAACTACGAATCGCTGTACCCGTTCCTTGAACGAACATTGTCTGGTAACCAATGTGTCTAGGCTGAATATTTTTCCCCCCATAAGAGGTTTGCCTAGTAACTTTGACATTGGTTGGGGTCAGTGCTGATGCACCCGAAGACACCTTAAATTCACCGCCTGATGTTCCAACCAATAAAATTTCAGTCGAGGACATCCATTGAACTTGGTTTATCTTGTAAGATGCAATGGTGTACTCCAGCGCATCATCTGCGTTGGTTCCAACCGTAAAATTTTCAAACTCATCTGTTTTTGAGCCCCAAATTGTTTGGGGTTTGGCAACCGTTCCTCCGAACCATAGACGTTGCTGATGGAACACAACTGTTCGCGGATATTTGTCGGTTGCATCCCATTTGGGTGCAGTGAATGTCGGTTCACTCAACACCCAACTGGTGTTTCCAGAACGAACTAATTTTCTGGGTGACACATCGGGGTGAACCAAATACATGGTGTCGGCACTTTGGGCAACTTGTAATTCACCTAATTGCGCTGATGTCCAAGGGGATGCAATCTCATACGGTGAACCGCCCGAAGCAACTTGACCGTTTTGAGAAAAGAATCGAATGTATTGATCACCGAACTCAAGCACATAGGATTGTGCGCGATTAAATTCAAATCGGATCAAACGCACTTCATTAGCTGAGTTTTTAACTTCAGCAACATAGTGTGTTCCACCTCTGCGCTCTACACCGCCATGTGACTTAACAATAAAGTTTTCACATGTTTCAAGTGAATTGGCATACCGCTCGGTGTTCACGCGACCTTTCAGTTGCGGAGAAATTTCACCGCTCAGAAAGTCTGTCTGAATGTGGCTAATTCGCGCCACGGGTTACCACCATGCTCGACCGAATCTTATTCCACCAGTTGAAATACCGTTTCTGACTTCTTCCAATCGTGTGTTAACTAAGAAATCTCGTGATGATTCAACATGATCGACAATTTTTGCTTCTTCCATTTTTGCCGCATAAAGGGACCACATTGAATTTTGAAATTGATTTGATTGAACTAATGTATAACTCGCATCCGCTGCGAGTCGTGCGCTAAGAGCTGCGGCAAGCAAACCATCAATGTCCCCGACATCCGCTGGACGACCAATAAATTTAATCTTGCATGTTGACGCATCGGTTAAGAGATTTCGGCCCTCAATTTTCCATCTATCGTCTGCATTGGTTTCGTTCATTTGCAAAACTCGCAAGCAATAGGGATCAGTCGGTAATGGATATTGATAATCGAATTCATAAGATGGTGTAATGGTTGAAGCAACCAACTGAGTACGATTGATCAATGCATTCCACGGGTAAGCTCGCATAACGGAATCCAAAACGCCATCATAAATCTGATTCATTACCGCGCTTTCAGTCGAGGTGTCGTCCAACGAAACGATACGATTTGCACCTAAATGCGTCAGCGCATCATTTATCAATGAAATTTTTGAAAAAGCCATCTAGCGTTTTCCTCGCCGCCAACCACGGTTGGCTTTTTTAGTTGATACACCCAAATTCTTTTTTGCATTGTTCGCAGGATTTCGATCACGATGGTGAACGTCTTTCCCATCACCTTTCCTAACTGCACCTGATGCAGTCATCAATGCACGAGCTGCATTACGATGCGCTCGTCTTTTTTTCTGCTTTGGTTTTGAATGGTACGTCCGATATTCTTTTGCGTAATTTCTTGCCATAAAAAATCCTTGTCAGGGGAACCCGGAGGAAGGCCCCCCTGACAATTTACAACTAGAGAGAAACAAACTTAGGCTTCGTGAGCCTGTACCTTTACAACACGCTCTTCCTCGACACGAGTCGCTTGCATTGACCAAGCCAAATAGACTTGCCAACCGTAACTCTTGTCAGGACGCTCATCCATTTTCGTTATCATGTCCTTGCCAATGGCAAGACCAAGACCGCGTTTCTGGAAGGCGATGCAATCACGTTTAGACGATGCAACAGCCAAACGCTCGCTCTGGATAAAATTGAACCCTAAGAAGGTATCAATCTCACCGTTGACGAGAGCTTTGACGCTGTTGTAGTCGGCACTCGTGATTTGTGTGACACCGAGCAAGTCTTCAAGCTGCCGCGCACCGCACACAAAGTAGCGGTCTTCGCTTTCAACTTCGTTGGCATCGAGTATGCGCTTGGCTTCCAAAATCTTTGCAAGCGTCAGCGCAGCAGTGCCAGACTCAGCGATAATTTGACCCGCAGGTAACGCGACATTACTGCCCGCGCCATCCACGGCATTGCCAGTTGCGGCTGCAATGATCAGGTCATCGATAGCACGTCCCATCGCCCAACCACCTGCTTCCGTGTACGGCCCT